TGGTCGGATTTCCTTCGGCCGGATCGGCGCCGATGACGTACTTGTGGCCCGGCTCGGGTTCGACAAACACGTTGAGGCCTGGAATTGCCGGTGCCTCCTGGGGCAGCGCCGCCAGCGGCGATTGCTCCACCAAGCACTGTTGCAGCCAGACCGCCGGGATGCGCTTGTCGAGCGTGCGCGGCGCCAGGGCCTCGGCATACCAGGCCGCATCGCGGTCGGGGCGGGCCTGCCAGGGCAGGAAGACGGGCAGCCAATCGTTCTGCCCTTGGCGCGCGGCCGAATAGATGCGCTTGAATGGACTGTGCGGCTTGGCCTTGTCGGCACGGCTCAAGAGCACCATGTGTCCGTCGGCGTCGATGGTGGGCTTGACCGCCCGCATCAGCCGGTCGAGGTCGGGACACAAGTCGGCCTCGTCGACGATGGCCAAGGATGCCGTGTAACTGTCGCCTGCGGTCGTCGGGAAGGCCAGCGCTCGCGAGCCGCTGGCCAGCGCCCATTCGTGATCGTTGTCGACGGTGAAGCCGCTCACTTTTAAGAAGTCGGGCAGGCGGTCGTACAAACCGCGCAGGCGCACGGCCAGCAGGTCCGTCGCTTCCTCGTCCCGGCGCGAGAACAGCAGCACCGTGGCGATGGGGTAAAACAGCATCAGCCACAGGCCGAAGGCCAGGACCAGCCATGTCAGGCCGAGTTGACGGGCCTTGAGCACCACGACCAGGCGGTTAGCCTGTAGCAGGCTGGCGACGCGGCGCTGCTCCGGCCAGAGGTGGAAGGGCACCCAATCGCCGCCTCGGCCGCGGTCGGCCAGGATCTTGCAGTGCGTGTCACAGAAGTAGCTGAAGGACTTACGACACTTCAGGACTTCGCGCTTGAACCGTTTCACCTCCGTCTCGTTGCATGGAACCACGTTCGGCCTCCTCCAGTTCGCGGGCCGCGGCCACCGCTTCTTCCAAGGAAAAGTGCAGCGCGCTGCCGCCGCGGCCGGTCAGCTCGTGCCGCTGCACGGTATCGGGTTCGCCTAAGACCAGTCGTTCCAGCTTGACGGCTTCGACGATGTAGCGGAGCAGTTCAGCGGGCCCTAATTCTTCGGGCGTAAGGGCCTGCAAGCGTTGCAGCGCCTTACCTTGCAGCGTGCGCGCCTCGCGCAGGTGGCGGTCGACCATCTCGCGTCGCGCTTGCTCCTGTGCCTCTCTGGCTTCGATGTCCAAATGGTGATCCCAGGCATTTGTGCGTTCGACCCAGTTGAAAGCGCGAGACCACTTGTCGAATTGGCGCTCCCGGGATGAGGAGGTGCTGCCGTAGAAGGCCGCAGCCGCAGCTCGCAGGGAGCGGCGCGGCCCGAGAGCGCGATAGGCGCAGAAGGCGCCGAAGGCCCGGGAGGATTCTCCGGGTTGCTGTTCCCACGGCTCAGGCGACGAATCGGGCATAGGCAGTCTCCTTTCCGATAGGGAAGAAGTTCGTCTATGCCGGAATACGCTCCGCCTTTTTGCCGCTGAACTGCTCGTAGCGGGCGATGATGACGTCGCAATAAAGAGGGTCGAGTTCCAACAGAAAGGCACTGCGGCCGGTCTGTTCGGCCGCAATGAGCGTGGAGCCGCTACCGCCGAACAGATCGAGGACATTTTCACCGGGCCGAGTGGAGTACTGGACGGCCCGCAAGGCCAATTCCACGGGCTTTTCGGTTAGGTGGACCATGCTTTGCGGGTTCACCTTCTTGATCGACCAGACGTCCGTGACGTTGGCGGGGCCGTACCAATGGTGGGCGGCGCCTTCGCGCCAGCCGTAGAAGCACCACTCATGGTTACCCATCATGTCCTTCCTGGTTAAGGTTGGGTGTTCCTTGACCCAGATAACCGCCTGCGAAAAGTAGAGCCCGGCGGCCTCAAGAGCGGCTGGGTAATTGGCGATGTTGGCGTAACCGCCGAAAACCCAGAACGCACGCCCCGGTAGCAGGACGCGGGCGATGTTGCCGAACCACTTGGTCAGCAACTTTTTGAAGTCGTCGTCGGAGACGAAGTCATTAGCCAGTGGTCTGTCCTTGGGCCGCAATTTCTGCTGCGTGGGACGAGACTTCCGCGGGTGCCGGGCCAGATCTAGGGCTTGATGATGCTTCAGGCTGTCGGCTCGGCCGGACTCGTTGAGCAGCGAGTGTTGCGGCAGGCCCGCGGCTGGGAAGGAGGACAGGCCGGCGGCAATGGCGTTGTTGGACCGCGGTTCCACTTTGACGTTGTACGGCGGATCCGTGAATACCCCGTGAATGGGGGCCCCGAGGAGCAATTGATCCACGGCTTCGGGTGACGAGCTGTCGTCGCACAGCAGCGTGTGTCGCCCCAACCGCACTCGCTCGCCCCGTCGGGTGACGGCTGCGTCGGGCGGCGCCGGGACGGCATCGGGATCCACCAATCCCGTAGTAGCGGTCTCGTTCAGCAACCGCGTCAGGTCTTCCTCGGAGAAACCCGTGACACCGAGGTCGAACTCCAGGTTCTGGAGGTTGACCAGTTCTTGGGCCAGCTTCGCGTTATCCCAGTCGGACAGCTGTGACGTCTGATTGTCGGCAATCCGATAGGCCTTGGCTTGTGCCTCCGTCAGCCCGACAGCTACGTGGACCGGCACTTCTTGAAGTCCGAGTTGCAGCGCTGCCTTGAGGCGCGTATGGCCGACGATGATGACTCCCTGTTCGTCAACCACAATGGGTTGGCGGAAGCCGAACGCGCTGATGGACGCGGCCACGGCGTCCACGGCGGCGTCGTTCAGACGCGGGTTGTTCTCGTACGGGCGGATGCTGGCGAGCGGTCGCATTTCTACGTTCATCTGCGAGTCCTCGTAATGGGGTGGCGGTGAAGGTCCAGGCCAGGTGAAGGCCGGATCGGCGTCTGCCTTCCAGTGCGGCGGGGTTGGCTGAGTAGCTCCGATTGGTAACGTGCCGAGCAAGAAGATCACGCAAGTCAGCCAAGCGGAATTCGAGTGCATGAGGCACCTCCTAAATCGGATCGCGTGTTCCCCGGCCTTCTCGTGGCGAGCGTGGCTGTCGTCCATGACTCCCGTCTCGTCCACGACTGCGGCTAACGGAAATCGAGTTCGCGGACGTCACGCGGCCGTGCATCCAGGACGCACCGGCTGCGCGAGAACCGAGTATGCCCGAGGTGCTGGAAGACCTGCGGAATTGTTTCCAGACTTGAATCGCAGATTCGACACTGGTCCGACAAAAGGCGCGATTGCCCGAGCCTGGAATTAAATCGGCGAGACTTGACGAGTTTTTTCCAGCTATTTCTTTCCAGCCAGATTCTCCGTATTTGCTTGCTTCCGGCCGCGCTCGATGGCGGCGAAATCGCTTTCCGGGAGGCCCCGCTCGCGCAGGAATTCGGCTTTGGTCACTCCCGTCTCTCGACGAGCTGCTTTCCAGTTCGAATAGAGCTTTAGGTCGTGTGCCCGAGTTTTGCTCCCGGCTGGCCGACCCTTTCTCGGCTTCGCGCTCTTCCTGCCGGGGTCGCGACTGTCCCCGTGCTGATGGAAGACATTGCCCAACCCCGCCCCTCGTGCCTTCGATGGTGGCGCTGTCACCTGGAGTTGGCCCATCGCCTCGATGACATCCGCGGCCGCACGCAGGCTTTTCATGGCATGTTGCCATTCGAATGTCGGGAAAATGACCATCCCCGTGGCTACCATCTCTCGCTTAGTTCCGTCCGGCCCGTCTTCGACGGGGAGGTGACATTTGCCGATGATGAATGGCAGGCGCGAGTTCCTGCATGGGCCAGGACCGGAGTCTTTCAATCCAGTCAAGGAGAGACCGAGGAGCAGGCAAAACGCGTAGAACAGGGCGTCCAGGGCTGCCAGCTCCTGGATTTGATCTTCCGTAAGGAAGGTAGCCGGATCTAATGGATGTCCGGCGTGTTTGTCTGCGAATGCGAGGAGCGCATCGATGACAGCCGTAAGCGAGTTGAGCACCATCCTACTCCTTTTAATTCGAGGACCGGAGCCAAGAATGTACGACCGTGTAATCACGGCTCACCTCCGCTCGGCCGTGTAGCCAAACGATGATCGGTGGATGCCGGGACCGGATACGGTTCGCCTGGGCAAGGTATCGTGGCCCTGCCGCCTGCATGATGGAGCGCACCGATCGCCATTTCCGCTAGTAGGCACAAGTCGCATGAGCACTGGTTCCGGTCGTGGCCAAATTCGCTCCAGGAACGAAAAAACCCGGCAATAGAAGCGCAGCAACCCGCCGATTCGCGTGTTGCTATTGCTCCCATTGCCGGGTCTAGCTGAGACCCCCGCCGTCGGGGGTCGCGTGATCCCGCCAACGCCACTCATTATAACTCCGGGACGATGTCTGTAAATACTTGCGCACCGCCTGGGGCAAGATCCCCGAACGGAAAGGCGGCGCACGCGGGCACAGGCTCGCTTGGTCCGAAAGTCTACCCGCTGCCGAGTTGTCCGAACCGTTGGCGGAGTTGGTCGAGGTGGTCCGGATCGGGCCCGGGCGGCTTCGGGGGCGTGGTCTGGGGCAGGGCGATCGGGGGTTCCGGCGTGGAGGCCCGGAGCTTGCGGGCGTGATGGTAGTAGGTGGCCCGGCAACCGCCGCCGGCAGCCACGAAGGCCCGCACCCGCGCGGCCTCGCTGGTGAAAGTGGAATCTGCCTTGAGCCGGGCCACAAGCAAGGCCGGGCCGGTCAGACACCGGCTCAATACCGCCCGCCGCCAGTCCAACCCCGCGCGCTTCAATTCCCACGCTTGGCGATAGCTACGCAAGGAATGCTGGCTGATCAGGTGTAACTGGGCTGCCACGAAGTCGAAGATCTGCTGGTCCCAAAACCAGCCGGCCGCCTGGCAATGCACCTCCAGCGCCGTCGGCTCGAACACCAGCACGTGACCGCGGTCTTCCAGGGCAGCCACGTCGGCATTGAGCGTCTTCCAGTCGTTGCCGATCAGGGCTACCTGGCTGGTGGTGGTGAATTGCTGCGGCACGTCCCGTAGCTCCAGGATCGGCGTGGCGGTGTGCCAGCCCAGGGTCTTGAGCGCCTCGCTCTGGCACAGGGCCTTGAGTAGCCGGATGCCGCTACGGTCGGCATAGAGACCGTCCACGTCGTCGAGGATCAAGGGCTGGTTCCGGTATTCGT